GATGACGAAGGCGACGATGAAGGCGAAGAAGAGCCAGAAGAAGAAGCGTTTGCATTTGAAGCTACAGACGAAGAAGTTGACGAAGCAACTGACGAAGAAGTTGACGAAGCTACAGACGAAGAAGTAGATGAAGCAACTGACGAAGAAGTTGAAGAATCAAAAGAACCAAAAACAGCAGGCGAGCAAATGCGCGAGTATGTTGAAAAAGTAAGTGCTACAATGGGTGACAATGGTGCAAACACTAAGTCGACAGTAGCAAATAAAAACGATATGGGCGGAACCGCAAGCAACTTGAACCAAGCTGGTACAGAAGCAGGCGTAGAAGCTAACAAAGGTAACCTTAAGGGTTCTGCATTAAGTGATCAGAACGCTAAGGATATGAATACCAAGAACATTAACGTTCCTGGTGGTAAGGCAGCAAAAGCTGGCAAAACCGAACCTGGTCACGGCGCTGAGAAAAAGGGCAAACCAGAGACAGCAGCTAATAAAAAACCAACTATTGGCGGCTAAAAAAGTAGTTAGGGAATCTTGATGAACGATTTACGAGAGCATTTGACATTTGACCAAGCTAACGTAGTATTAGAGAATGCTAACGAGGGTAAAGACCTTTATTTAAAAGGTATTATTATCCAAGGCGGTATTCGTAATGCTAATCAGCGAGTGTATCCTGTAGATGAAATCGGCAGGGCTGTCAAAACGCTCAATGATCAGATTAGCGGTGGCTATACTCCTCTCGGAGAAGTTGATCATCCAGAAGGACTTAACATCAATATTGACCGTGTAAGCCATATGATAACTGAATGTTGGATGGATGGTGACAACGGTTACGGAAAGTTGAAAATTTTACCAACCCCAATGGGACAACTAGTTAAAACAATGCTTGAAAGCGGAGTTAAACTAGGTGTTTCATCTAGGGGCTCTGGTGAAGTTGACAGCAGCGGTAACGTTGCTGACTTTGAAATTATTACCGTGGACGTAGTTGCTCAGCCATCTGCTCCTGGTGCATATCCTACTCCAATTTATGAACAACTTATGAATTCAAGAGGCGGGATGAAGGCATATGAATTAGCACAGGCTACTAAAGAAGATCCAAAGGCACAAAAGTATCTAAAGGAATCACTGATTAATATAATCAGTAAACTCCAGTGAAATTAGGAGAACACAATGATTGATGCACTGAAAACACTGTTTGAAAATGATGTTGTTTCAGAGGAAATCAGGGCTGAGTTAGAAGAGGCGTGGAACGCAAAGGTTTCTGAAAATAAGCAGCAAGTAGCTGCTGAACTTCGTGAAGAATTTGCACAAAAGTATGAGCACGATAAATCAACTATGGTTGAAGCTATCGACTCAATGCTTTCCGAGCGTCTTGCAGAAGAGATTGCAGAATTCCAAGAAGACCGTAAAGGTTTAGCAGAAGCAAAAGCAAAGTATGCGGTTGCAATGCGTGAAAATGCAGATCTTCTAAAAGGTTTTGTTGCTGAAAATTTAGCAGCAGAAATTAAAGAACTACGTGCAGACAAAGCTGCACTGGCTGAAAGTTATAGCCAGTTAGAAGAGTTTGTAGTAGATGCCCTGTCTAATGAAATTTCAGAATTCCATGAAGACAAGAAAGATTTAGCAGAAACAAAAGTACGTTTAGTACGTGAAGCTAAAACACACTTTAATAAAGTTAAGACTAACTTTATTGAAAGAAGTGCTACAGCAGTATCTGAAATGGTTGGCAAATCACTGCAAGGTGAAATTGCTGCACTTAAAGAAGACATTGACACAGCACGAAGAAACGATTTTGGTCGTAAAATCTTCGAAGCATTTGCAAGCGAATATACAACTAGCCACTTGAATGAGAATTCAGAAGTAGCTAAACTTCTTAAAGTTGTTGATATTAAAAACAAGCAACTTGCAGAAGCAAAAGCATTTGCATCGAAGGCAAAAACTTTAGCTGAATCAGTTAACGTTGAAAAACAGCGTTTAGTTGAAACAGCAAAAAGAGAAAAGATTATGAACGAACTGATTGCTCCTTTGAGCAACGATCAGCGCGAGATTATGACAGACTTACTGGAATCAGTACAGACAGACCGTTTGCAAAAGCAGTTTGACAAGTACTTACCATCGGTTATCGACGGAAATACTCCAGCAAAGCGTAAGGCAGCATTAACAGAAGGCAAAGAAGTTACAGGCAACAGAGAAGAAACAATGACAGCAACTAAAGCAGACGATGAAACACAAAGTAATGTGGTTGATATTAAACGTCTTGCTGGATTATAATTAAGGAGATAATGATGTCAGAACTATTAGAAAGCCGCTGGGTAGACACCAAAACTGCTCTTCTTGAAGGCTTGCAAGGCAACAAGAAGTCTGTTATGGCTGCTACGCTAGAAAATACTCGCAAGTACTTGTCAGAGAGTGCTACAGCTGGTGCAACATCTGCGGGCAACGTTGCAACACTAAACCGTGTGATTCTTCCAGTAATCAGACGTGTAATGCCAACCGTTATTGCTAACGAGTTAGTAGGCGTACAACCAATGACTGGTCCTGTGGGTCAAATCCACACTCTACGTGTTCGTTATTCAGACACAGTAGGTACAGGCGCATCAGGTGCAACAGCAGGCGAAGAAGCTTTAAGCCCATTCAAAATTGCTGAAGCATATTCAGGTAATGCTACATCAGGTAAAGCTGATGCAACAGCGACACTTGAAGGTGAAGCCGGTAACAGAATGTCAATTCAAATCTTGAAGCAGACAGTTGAAGCTAAGACACGTAAGTTGTCAGCTCGCTGGACGTTTGAAGCTGCACAAGACGCACAGTCTATGCATGGTATTGACGTAGAAGCAGAAATCATGGCTGCATTAGCACAAGAGATTACTGCTGAAATCGATCAAGAAGTACTAGCGTCTTTAGACACACTAGCTGGTACTGCTGCTGAAACATATGTACAAACAGGTGTTTCAGGTACAGCTACATTCGTAGGTGACGAGCATGCCGCATTGGCAGTGCAGATCAACCGCGTAAGTAACTTGATTGCACAGCGCACACGTAGAGGTGCAGGTAACTGGGCTGTTGTATCGCCATTCGCGTTAACAATCCTACAATCTGCTACAACTTCAGCGTTTGCACGTACAACTGAAGGTGCTTTTGAAGCTCCAACTAACACTAAGATGGTTGGTACTTTGAACAACGCTATGAAAGTGTATGTAAACACTTATGCTGCTGACGATTCAGCAGTACTAATCGGCTACAAAGGTTCAAGCGAATCAGATGCAGCGGCATTCTATTGCCCATACATCCCGCTAATGAGCTCAGGAGTTGTATTGGATCCAGGTACATTCGAACCAACAGTATCATTCATGACACGTTATGGATATGTTGAGTTGAATAACACTGCGTCATCGCTTGGTAACGCAGCTGACTACTTGGGTAAAGTAGACATTACTGACACAGCAGTTAGCTTTAGCTAAGTTTAGTTTTACTAAACAGAAAATAGGCCTTACGGGGCCTATTTTTTTGACTTTTTTTTAAAAAAGTGGTTGACATTGTTTGTAATGATGTTATAGTTAATACATAAGTTAGGCGACGGTCTAAGTTAGATAGTGCAAGGAACGGTGTTGCGTAGTGACACAACTTGGCTAGTAGCTGTAGTGGCAACATATGAGTGTAGAGATACAAAGATATGTTTTTGGAAGTAACTATCCGATGCTAGGCTCCTCCGAATATAGCGAGAGCTACTAGGAGGTTGTTGGTATTCTCAAAGTCCAACCTATCACCTTTATTAGTAAAAGCTCGATGCATAACTGTGTCGGGCTTTTTTCTTATTTGATAAATACTATTGTCAGATAGTGTGCCGCAAGGCGGACTTATGCTGCACCACAGCGTAGCCCATAGAACGGGCATAGGACTACTTTTTATAGGAGAAAACAAATGGGAAGACCACTTAATAAAAGATATTTTGGAGAGCCAACAGCAGGCGGCAATGAAATCAAAGTTCGTTTCCGTGCTACAGGACAAGCTGAAGCAAACGGTTGGATTGTAAAGCAATTAGGATCTAAAAAGTTCCGTTGCACAGACGGCACAAACACAGAAGATTGTACTCTAGCTGATAAAGCACAAGGTACTTTAGCAGTAGGCGATATGACTATTACTGTAAAAGACGATGGCGGAACAGCTCGTCAAGTTACAAAAATTGCAGGACGTATGGTAACACTTGACTCAGGCACAAAAATTGCTTGGAACTTTAGTAATGCTACAGATGACGGCGCAGTTGAAATGGAAGAAGCTGGAACAGATGATTCATTCACTGGTGCAGATGATTTTGAAGCTGACTAAGAATAGAAAAGTAGGGGAGCAATCCCCTACATTTTTTAAGGAAAATGAATGTCTAAGTATCTTAATATAGCAGGAACACCTGGAGTTGCAGATAGCGGTAACTATACTGTAACTGTTCAACCTGGCGGCTACATAAAACTTAATACTGGACTAGATGCAGGAACAGTTTTTGTAACTGGAGATTTAGTAGTTGAAGGAAACTTTACAAGACTAGAAACTACTGATACTGTTATTACAGATAGAGTTATTACACTTAATCAAGGTGATGATGGTTCAAATGGAATTCAAGGAACTGAAAGATTTTCTGGATTAGAAATTAATCGAGGAAGTATTGCTAATGCATACTTTGGTTATGATGAAGATATAAGCGGATTTATAATTTATGACGGCGGAAGCAACCTGCAAAAACTTAGAACAAGTGGACTAGACACTGGCGGAGCATCTTTAATGCTAACCCCGGGAAATCCGTCAACAGGTTCCGGCGCAGCACCTACTGTATCTGTTGAGAATGTAGTAAACTACGAATACGGCACATTTGAATATGACGCCGGCGGCAATATTAATGGAGCATTAAGAAATCCAGACGCAT